GAGTAGTGCCAGTAGCACCACTTATGGTAATAGTTCCTAAAGCAGATGTAATTTGTGTTGGTGTGGTAATAAGTGAACCAATAATACCTAAACCAACATTTGTTCTAACTATAAAATCTGTGGGTATGACTGAATTATCAGGTCTAGGCTCTCTAACTGCTTGTGGGTCAATGACATTAGTTCTTGGCTCAAGCTGTGGATGTTTAGGTTCATAGCACTCAGGACAGGTTTTTAAGCCATTCCATTCTTTCCTAAGCTCCTTGAGAAAATATCTAAACCCACATCTATCACATATAGCATATGGATTTTTGTTTGAGGCAAAAGCCATTATGAGTAGTTATATGTTGACACATCAGGAGTTATTCTCACTGATGCTCTATCCTCATCTTGTGACATAGCTCTTAAAAATTCTTCATCATAAATTTGTTTAAGAAAGCTTGTTCTATCAGGACTTTTTTTAATTGATAGGTAATAAGCCAAACCAGCGGCTAAACAAGGATAAAACCTAAATGGTATCTCTAATGTGTTTAAGTTTGCATCTGCATCATCCATTCTTGTCAATACATTCATATGCACTGTGTAGGTTGAGCTTTTATCAGGTGTTGGATAAACACTTATGGTTGGTGTAAGTTGTTTATCTATAAAGAATTGATTTGGTTTGCTTTCTGTACCTTTGTCAGGTATGGCTGAATATTCACTCCTAGAAAGCCTAGTCATCTGAATGTCTGAGTTGGAGCCATTAATGGTTTCTCTTACAAATGCATCTAATACATCTATAGGAGCAGTAGCATTGGTGCTATCTATGTTGTAAGTAGCTGTGCCATCTACCATAGCTACAGTTTTCGTTGCTATAGTCCACTGATTTAAACCTCTATTTGACCATTCAGCCAATAAAAGGTTTAAGCTTCTTCTAGCAGTTTTTAAGTCATATGCAGTTCTAAGCTCAAGTCCACATCTCTCAAATGCTTCCTCAATATACTCAACAACATCTAACTCAAAGTTTTTTGAACTTGATGTAGCCATAGCTTATTTTTTGAGTTTGCCACCTCTACCCATCTTCTTAAGCTTGCCACCTCTTCCCATTTTTTTAATTGATGACTTACCACCTCTAGCCATTTTTTTGACTCCTGATTTGCCACCCATTGCCATTTTTTTGACTCCTGATTTGCTCATGCCACCACCAGCCATTTTGACAACTCCACCTTTCATCATAGGAACAACAGCACCTTGTCTAGCTCTTCTCATATTAGAGCCACCAGCAATATTTTTTTTAATTCCTGATTTATTTTTTTTCATTTAGATACTCCATCTATTTAAAATATTATCATACTCCTCTTTTGTCCAATTACTATAATAACCCATGTCAGCTAAATTTTGTGAAGCTTTGTTTAATTCTTCTAATCTTTGCATAAACACCATGTTATAAACCTCATCATACATTGGCTCAAAGCTTACTTCTTTAACAACAGTTTTAGCATCATGATCTTGATGAAAACCCATAAACCAATAATCCTGTTCATTAAAAAAAGTGTTTAGCATGTTTAATCTGCTGTTAAACTCATCTTCTCTAAGTTCTATATTAAAATCACAATAGATCAAAACCTTTTTGTTTTGACTAAAATTTTTTGTTTTTAGTATTAAATCAGACCAATCCTCCTGCTTAGATAAACAAACTTGCACCTGATTTTTGTTCCAAGTATTTTTAGCATATGGACATGTTGCATGACCATTCTTTTGTTTTGTTTCTAATATCTCACTAGACCAAGCTCTTATTTCAGATTTAAGTTGCTTTTGAGTTAGCATCACTTTTTTCTTTTTTTAGAAGCAAAGGTTTTAACATTAGTAGGCTTGCCACCAACACCTTGTTTCTTAGACCTTTTTCTTCGCACAGCAGATTTTATTTGTGCTTTAGTCATTCTATTAGCTGTGGCTTTTGGCACACATTTAGGGTATTTTCTTTTAGAGCCTTTAGCCTTGGGTCTACCACACTTTTTGAAACCACCACCTTTTTTTGGTGCGCCTATGTCAACCCAATCTTGTTTGAACCAACTTCTTAGTCCACCTGCCTTTGCCATTATGACATTCGCATTTTAGTTCTTTTTTTTCTTGATGGGTCAATGGCACCACAGCCTCTTGCTACAAAAGATTTTACAGCACCACCACTTTGCATGTAACCCATTTTGTTTCTTACTTTTTTTGGTAGATTGGGCAAACCTTTATTAGATGCTGGTATTGGCTTCAAGCCATTGCTATTAACTGAACCACCCTTAGCTTTTTTTGTGCCTTTGTATTTGCCACCCATTTTTTTATATTCTTTAACCATATATGCATTTGCATACGCGCTTGGGTAAACATCAAATTTTGCTTTAGCCTTAGCTTTAGCCTTAGCATACAAAGATGGGTTTGCTACATTTTTTGGAATTGCCATAATTTTAACCTCTTGTTAATTTTACCTTGTTGTTTTATTTTTTACCATGTTGCCTTCTTATAGCATCTTTACCTTTCCTAAAGATACTTGCAACAAGCTTCTTACCCATTACCTTAGCTCTCTGTTCTGCTACTGTCAAAATTTGTATTTTTCTTGCAAAAGACTTATTGATCTTTTTTACTTTATTAACAGTCTTTCTTGCATCTTCAGGTGTAGCAAACTTAATGCTGACTGTATCTTTTGGATTTTCGTCAGTGTATAGCCTTCTACCTGAGCCTTTGGGTTTTTTGCCTGTGCCTACTTTTGGGTCAGGCTTTTTTTGTTTTGCCAACTAACATCTCCATCTTCTTCTAGCCTGTCTTAATCTTGAGTTAGGATTTTTAGCGGCTTTTGGAAACTTCTTCATTTGACCTTTACTTCTAGCACAAAATGACTTTCTTCTAGCCTTTTCTGATTTAGTAAGATTTTTCTTTTTTGTGACTGCTGTTTTTAACTTAGAGCCGGGGTTCTTTCTTCTATAAGCTCTGACACCAGCCTCAGTCATGCCAGCACCTTTTTTGGTTGGTCTAAAGTTTTTCTTGGTGCGTGGCACCATCTTTTGTTTTCTTTTTTTCTTTACAGCCATCTTAAATACATAGCCTTATTGCTAAGGCTATGATTTGATTAAATCTAAGAGGTAAAGATAGTAGCTCTGTCAATGTTACTTAATACCACATGTATGCCACTTTCAAACAACACACCTTGATCAGGTATGTTTAATGTTTCAGTGTCATTGGCATTGCATGGAGCAATAAACAAAGTAGTTCCTGTAACAGAACCATTCCTAAAAGTTACAGTTCCATCTGATGAACCACCTGCAATTACATATCCTCTAAGCCTTGATCTACCTGATGTTAAAGCAACTCCACCAGTTGCACTGGATGTAGTAGTTGCAGTTTTAACATCACTGCCTGTCATTCTTGTGGACATATTAAGCTCCTAATTATGCGTCAGCAAATGGTGTAACTAAAGTTCCTGAACCTAAGATTATGCCTTCAACAGCATACTTAGCGGATGCTATAGCAGTCACAGTTACAATACTTCCAGCAAGACCACCTTTGGTTGAACCATTCATTGTGATGACATCATTAGATGCACCTGAAATAAAAGTTTTACCAGTTGCATCATCTACACCAGTGTAAAGTCCACCAACAAACTTATCTGTACCATCTGTTTTAATATCGAGGTCAGTAGCCGCAGTTACAATTACAAATGTAAATGTTGACCCAAGATTGTTGAGTTGGTTTGGGTCATCATTGCTATCAGGAGCAGTTGAGACAATGGATGGTAAAGTAAACTTACCATCAGCATCATTACACAAAAGCACCTTACCTGCATGTGAATCCACTGTTATTGATGTATCAGCAGTTAAGCTTACAACTGAAGCATTACCTGATGAAATAAAACCAGCTAATGATCTGACCGGTCCTGAAAATGTTGATTTAGCCATAATTTCTCCTAACTAAATAAGTTGTTTCATCTTTGGAGTAAGTCTGCCAAGTCAGTTGAAACAACAAGTTACCTTGGTTTTAAATCAGTATAGCAAAGATAACTTTTGTATGTAAGGTCAATTTCATATTTGCATTAAGTATTAAAAAGTGTTATAATGTACTTATACATAAAAAATCTTAAAAGGAGAAAATTATGGATAAAGCAAAAAATATGTGGTGGGTTTACATCAATGGTTATCGTGTTGTGCAAACTAGAAGCATTGGTTATAAGTGGGTCTATTACAAGACAACCCATTCTAGGTACAAGAGGATTAGTCGTGCCAAATGGGATAAGGCTTGCATCAGCACTCTTGCTGAACATCAATACAAACTTGATGTAATCAACCAAGCACATGACCTTGGGATAAGTATGACCAAACCATCAAGAAAGAAATATGGTTGGTCTTTCAAAACCTTTGAAGAACTAGAAGCAGAAGCTCTAGCAAACAAACAAGAGGTAGCATAATGAGAGACAAGCAAAGACAAAAAGTCTATAACTGGGAAAGATCACAGCCTTGGTACACATGGAATAGTTACTTAACAGAAAAACAAGTTAAGAAGTGTTACGAAAAACTTGATAATAATTTACGCAAGAAAGGTCAAAGAATAAAAGTTGTTTTTTCTAATGGCAGGGGTACCAGTAATGCAGGCTGGAAATTTGGTAGACCAAGAATATTACTAAAAAGAGAGTGGGCATTAAACTATGCTGTCATGCTTCATGAGTTTGCACATATACTTACAAGTGATAGTCATGGTAAAAACTTTGTAAGTGTTTACTGTTGCTTACTTCATGTTTATCATCCTGATGCTCCAACATTTAAAGAACTAGCAAGAACTCTTAACGAGCAAAATGTTGACTTTAAATCTTTTGATTATTGGTACAAGAAACTAAAACTATCTAAAAGAATAAAACCATTTCCTGATTGTGCAAGAGATCCATTACCAAAACCAATTAAGAAAACAAGAGTTTCAGCTAAACAAAAATTAATAAAACTTTGTGCAGAACACGATTGGTTAGCATACGATAATGAAACTGGTTTTCCTTATTTCAAATGTGAGGTTTGGGATATAAGAGAAGATGAGAACAGAGATATATACTTTGACGAAATGACAGATAACTCTGACTCTTGGAAAATGGCATATCAATATGCATTAGAGTTGATTGAAAGAGATAAGAATTT